AATATCTACATTTAAAGCATAATTTGCTGAAGCATCCATATTTGAATTAATATAACTAAAATCTTTATAATAATTAATTGAAAGATCAATTTCTATAAAATATGAATCTTTATCTTCATCAGTACTTACTAATGAAGGCATCGTGAAACCTTGTTGTCTTTTACAAAGACCTTTAGTTAACCCTGGAACATAAACAACTTCTCCTTGACTAAGAACTTTAATTTGCGTACTATAAGAAGATACTGGAATTTTAAAATCAGAAAAATCTATTTTTGATAATATCTCACTTCCAGAAATAATTCCTATTTGATCATCTATAAATTCTAAATACGTATCATCTGCCACCCCAGGACACGGAGAAAGTCCAGGATAAATATAGTCATTAGAACTATTATTAAAAACATCACCCATTTTTAGTTGTATTTTATTTATTTATTCGCGTAAAAATGAAAGAATTGGCATAAAATTATAAATAAATGAAATAAATGAAAATTTGACGAGAGCCAAATTTATAAATGAAGATATAAAGGAGAAAACGGACCCAAAATTTAATTAAATTCTATCCCATGTTTTTCTAGGTTCATTAACGGGAATGCCACTTTCATTCTTAGGAATTAATTTAACATCAACAACTTCCACCCCATTTTTGATAGTACCTACGTAGTCATTTTTAGGTTTCTGGGGTACCTCAGAGGGCGCCTGGGCATCTTTATTGTTTAAGTAATTATAACCTATATCCTTTGTTAAAATGTTCTCTTGGAGTCTCTTAATTAATTCTTCCCCTTTTGTAAGTGATTGGGTTTTTTTATCTTTTTTTGGAACGAGTTTACCCTCTTCACTCGTTCCTATGCTTTTTTTGGTATAGGAGGATCTTTTATTCTTTCTGAAATTTCTTTATCAATTTCATTTGTAATTGACTCAATATTAGTTTCAATTTCTAGTTTTGATTCAACCTTTGGTTCTTCTAACTTTGGTTCTTCTAACTTTGGTTCAACCTTTGGTTCTTCTAACTTTGGTTCAACCTTTGGTTCTTCTAACTTTGGTTCAACCTTTGGTTCTTCTAACTTTGGTTCTTCTAACTTTGGTTCAACCTTTGGTTCTTCTAACTTTGGTTCAACCTTTGGTTCTACTTGTAAATCCAAAAGATGATCTAGTTCATCCAATTCTTCCTTTGTTTCTTTTTCTTTTTCGTAATTTTCTCCTATTTTTTCATCTTTTGCTAATCTAATATTTTCTGCTACTAACGCAGTCATCCCTAAGGCAATTATTGGAAGTAAAGCTCCTGAAATCCATGAAATAATTACTTTATACATTTCTGGTGAATCTGCTTGAACTCCAAATAAGATTGCTCGTTGCCAATAGGTCCAATCATTAGAGCCACTCATATCCATGAATTTAAAAGATGCATAAACATTTGCTGTCACTTGTAAACCTGTGAGTAAAAACATCATCCCCCAAGCTAATATTTTGTTTTTATTATCTGTTGTTAAAATTGCGAAAAGGACACTGGCTTGTCCAATTTCATATGCAGCACCAAGTAAAATAGCTAAACCAAGAGTATTAGCTAACTTAAAAAATGTAATAGCATGTAATGTTGATACAAATGCTACAGCTGTATACAATAATATAAAAACCCCTATTAAAGACCAATATAAAACTTTATTGTGTTTCATCTTCATTAATTATTTTGTTAGTATCTTTCTTTACTTCTTCCGCTCCTTTAATTTCTATAGTAGTAGTAGTATTTGTTTTAACTCGTTCAGCTGTTCTTTGAACGGCATCAGCTCTCCTCTGAGCTTCATCAACTCTAACACCGGCTATTTTAAGTTCATTAATAAGATCTTTATTTATAAAATCCTTTGTAATACTTTCTTCTTTTAAGGAATCTATAATTAAATCTTTTGACATTATAATATTATCTTTAATATTAATAAGGGAATCTTTTTCTATCGTAAGATTTTTTTCTTGTATTCTTAGTGACATTTTACGATTACAACTTTGAATACCTTTTGATATAAATAATATTAATAGTATTATAGTAACATACTTAAGATTTTTCTTTAACCATTTTTCCATATTTTTTAAATCTTTTTATCACTTTCTATATAATTATATAGAGAAAAAGGACTTAAGTTTTAAATTTCTAAAGTCCTATTTTTATTTTTATTTTTATTTTATATATCCTTTGTTGAGTCTAATTTATCTTGTCATTTTTAGAAGTTTGTGAAATAAATACTTTTAATGTTTTACTATTATCTTGTATAGAAATTTCTACCTTATTTGTAGGTTTCCAATTAATATAACTACGACCTTTTTCATCTATAACTTCTACACGTGTACATTTATCTAACTTCATAATTTTACTCCCTTAACAAAGGACAATCATCAGGAAATCCAGTATCACATTGTGGATGATGGATAATACAATTATCATATGGTTCTTTATCATCAAAATAAGGATGATTACATACCATTATAGGACTAGGACCTCCTTCTGTACTAAAATAAGGACATTCATGAAAGCATTTGGTTATAGTTACTGTTTTACTTGGAATAACAACTTGTAATTTCATTATTGTTATGTCTTATTCATTTATCAATCTTGTTTTCTTCAACAGGTTCTTCTTCTACACCATCAGGAAGTTTTTCTTCTCCTGCTGGTTCTACATCAAGATAAAATCCTTGAGAAAAAGCGCCCCATTTTTCTTGTAAAAATTGAACCTCCTTTAGTGTTTTTCTTGCTTCTTCTAATTGATCTCCAATAGCTTTAATAACTCGAACAAAGATTTCATTTTCTGATTCAAAATCTATAGCTGCTTGAAGTCCAATTCCTCCTGGATTTGATAATGCAAAAAACACAAATTCAAGAGCTTGATATCCAATTTCTATTCCCTTTTTCTTATTCCCTTTAAAAATAATTTCAGAAGCCTTAAGTTCTTCAGCTAATTTAATAGTTCCCATCCAGGCTTCTTTTTGCCAGAAAAATCTATTATTTATAAAATGTAATATAAAATCATTAAATTCTTGGGCTTCCTTAACTTCACCAATTTTATACATTTTAACTGTAAAATTTTTAGCAGCCTTTTCAAAATCTTTTTGAGCACCTAAAGTTTCTTCTTTAGATGGTTTATTTAAAGAAGGATCTTTAACTAAATCTTCTAATTTTTCAAATTCATCAGTGTTATTAACTTCAATATCACCTTGTTTAATTTTTTTTTCAGACATGTTTTTTTAATTTTAATTTATATCTTTTGCTTTTTTAATTTATATCTTTTATTTCCATCTTTAATTGCCATTCGAATAATCATTCCTTTATCATTTTGTAATCGTGAAAAAATAAAGTTTCCAATTGCATTTCTAAAAATAAATAATTTACTTATATTTCCTTCATTTCTTTTTTCATTTCTTTTTTCATATTCATTAAATATATTTTTTAAGGATTGCTTTCCCTCAATTAAATATGCACCTGTTTGCATAGGACGATGTCCATCCATAAAAAATGGATTATTAACAAATTCAACTCTATAATTACTTTTTAACCATTTTTCTATTTCAACTTCATCAACCATTTAGAAACAGTTTTATTGCTGTAGATATAATTGGCCATTTAATAAACGCCCATAATAATCCTCCTATTATAATAGATCTTGATAATACCCATTTTATAGATAATCTTTTAAAAGCAAATCTATAGACTATTCCATAAGCTAATGTAGGTTGATTTTCATCATCAAAAAATTGATTAAATTCTGGAACAATATACTCAGCAAATTGCAAATCTTCATCAATATATCTATGAACAGGTGCTAATTTTTCGATAACACGCATTCTTTTTATATTATCAGGTAAAACTTTATCTTCTTGAGGTAGAGTAATAGGAAGATAAATAACATAAAAGAAATTATGATTCATTCCAAATTTATGCCATAAAGAATTTGGATTAGCTTTTTCTTTATTAATTGTTTTAATCCACTCACGATAATTTACAATATCTTTGATAACCATTGATATTGCCCATTTTTTTGGTTGAAATGGTTTAATTGCTTTCATTATATGCTTCGATTAATTCTGGATATTTTTTCGTTAAACTATTAGCAATATCTTGCCGTGCTTTTCTTAATCTCGTTTTTACTGTATTTAAATTCCATCCCAAATCTATGGCAATTAATTGTAATTGTTTTTTATTTATTTCTCTCTCATACATTACCTTCTTATAAGGTTCACTTAAATTATTTATTTCCATAAGTGTAAGATCATAAAGATTTTTTGTTAATTCTTCTCCATTTGGTATCATACATTCTAGATCCATATAAATTGGTGTAGAATATAATTTTAAAATCTTTGAATGATTTTCAGATAACCTATCATGAGATAAATTTTTCTTTTTTAATCTTAATTGTCCAAGAGCTTCGTTTTTAGCAATAGCATAAACCCAAGTTGAAAAACTAAATTTATTATTGTATTGATCTATTTTTTCCCATACACTAATAAACGTCTGGGAAATTATTTCCTGACAAATATCTTTATCATTAACAAATTTATTTGAAAAAAGTAATAATCCAGGTTTTAGTCTATCAACAAGTTCCGAAAAGGATCGATTATCTCTTTTTTCAATAAATTCTATAGCTAATATTTGTATTGATTTTTCTTTTTTGTACATATAAATATTAACTAAATAATATGTTTTTGTTTCTTTTTGCCTCTATCATTTTCTTTTTTGTTTCTTCTGAATGTTTTTTCCCTTTCATTGGTGAAGATTTACCTTTACGTGCTTCACATAATTTTCTTTTATGTTCTTCTGTAAATTTTTTGTCTTTATGAGATTCACTCATTTTCTTTTTTGTTTCTTCTGTATGTTTTTTACCTTTCATCCAAGTTATTTTGCCTTTATGAGATTCACTTAATCTTTTTTTTGTTTCTTCTGAACGTTTTTGCCCCTTATTAGATTCGCTCATTTTTCTTTTTGTTTCTTCAGAATGTTTTTTCCCATACATAAAATTATTTTTTCCACTGATTTTTTTATTATGGATAATATTTTGTTCTAATGAGTGTTTTTTGCCTTTGTTTTTTCCTTTAAGATTCTTAATGTGTTGTTCAGAAAGTTTTTTTCCTTTTTTAGCAATACTCATTTTTCTTTTCGTTTCTTCTGAGTGTTTTTTATTAGGGTAAAAACATCCTTTAACATGTAATCCTCCTGTTGGACTTAAATTGTATCCATTAGGAACAAGTGTATTAAATTTATTAATATATTTCTTTTGCGCATCAAAAGCTTCTTGTTTCGTATCAAAAGATTCTAAAATTTCTCTTTTAAAATTTTCTCTTCCATATTTTTCTTTTGCTCTTTCAAAATATGGTCGACCGCTTCCTAAATAACTATCATTTATATTATTAGTGGAGTGATCGCCTACATATTGTTTACCATTAATAACATTTGTTGTTATATAAACAAAATTAAATTTCTTAGACATATAGTTTTTATTCTATATATCATTGTATTCTACAAATGAATTTACATTTATAAAAATATACTAATCATCCGAAATTATTTGTTCCACAAAGGAATTTACATTTGTAAGAATTCCTGCTACTTCTACATAAGGGAATTGACCGAGAACATTAATAAATTGTGTAAGAGAATTATGATCCATAACTTCTACATTAATTGCATTCATAAGTCCTGCAATTTGATTAAATGGATGTTTTCCTATTGCTTTAACAACGGCTTCTTTTAATTCAGGCTTAACTTTATATGTTGGAACATATGCGTCAGTTTCTACTGGTTGAGTTGCATCAACTTGAGGTGCAACTTGGGGTGCAACTGGTGCAACTTGAGGTTGTGGTGCAACTTTAGGTGCAACTTTAGGTGCAACTGTTTCTTTAGTTTGTTTTTGATTTGTCATAAAAAAAATTATTTAATTGTTATTTAATTGTTTAATATTCATTTTTATATATTATTATATATCAAAAAATAGGTAGTTTTTCATAATATAATACATTTAGTATGTTAATTTTTTTTAAAAAAGTTAATCTTTTGTTAAAAGTTCCCAATTTTCCTTTTTATACATATTAATCCATCCTTCTAGTTGTTTTCTAAGTATAACATAATGTTCCACAACTATACCGCTTTTTCTTTTATATCTAACCACATCAATCAACCATTCATCCGGTAAATCATCTGTCATAAATTCTATGAATAATGGTGACCTTGGTTTTGTTAATTTGTATAATTTTTTAAATTCTTTTCCGAAATCATTTATATGTTTATCCATTACTTTATTTTATCAAAGCGACAACCACAATCTTGACAACTATAATAACTATCAACCACCCATGAAGAAAATCCTGGGCCTATTATTCCATTACTTTCTCGTTTTTCTATCAATTTTGTATTTAAACTTTTGCAGGCTGGGCAAATTATTTTTTTTTCTTCTTTCATTATAATTCTTTATCTAGTAAAACAAAATCTAAATACTTTTTATAAGATTCAAATAAATCTTCTGGTTTAAGAACGTACCAATGTTGTCCGCCAAAATCTCCTGATGGTTCAGCACAGGGAATAATTTTACAATTAATTGTTCCTTCCATTGAAAGAATATAATTATCTCTTACTCTTTTTTGAAAATCTAAATCAGCTTCATGTATATCCTGTTTTCCCTTAAGATACTCTCTATCTTCCCCTTCCCTTTCTTCCCTTAAACGTTCTTTAATTACTTCAATAGGAACATCAAGAAATATATTTAAATCAGGGAATGGTAGATTTAAAAAATTAAATTCAAATTCATAAATCCATTCTCTAATTGTTTTATTATCTTCAGATTCTTTAGGATATTTAGCTCCTTGATATGCTATATTAGAATAAACATATCTATCTAATACAACAACATCATTTTCTTTTAATGCTTTTTTTAATGTAGGAAGAAATCTAAAACGATCCATTGCATATATATTAGCAACAAAAAGAGGATCTACTTCATCAATAGTTCCAAATTCTCCTCTTAAAAATCTTGATATCATATCAGAAAATTGATTATGACCATACATTGGAAAATGATAATATTTAAAGGAAAGATTATTTTTTTCTAGATATTTTTTAATGAGATTAAGTTGGGTTGATTTTCCGGAAGAATCTATTCCTTCTATACAAATTAATTTTCCTCGCTCCATAATAAATTTTAAATATTGTATAACTTAGTTCTTAAAAAGTTTTGGAAAGATGTGTTTTGGCCAAAGAGTTATTACGTTATTAAGTAAAAATCCTACTGCTAATGCACCGAATATTGACCAATCTAGAAAAAATATAGTTTTAATAGCAAAGCCATATAGAAAAGAAGCAAAAAACATATCACATAATTTAATACCTCTATTTAATAAAAATATTAAAAAAGGTTGTGGTTGCTCAGGAATTGGATATAAAGATTTGGGTGGTTTGGGAATAGGAATTCCTTCTTTCACCGCATTTAATCTATCTTCAAGTAGGTTATCATTTAACATTATCTAATTCTTTAAATAATTTTTCTTTTGCTTGTTTATTATCAATATAATTATTATTTATAAGATAAACTGCCCATTCTTTTGGAACTATACTTTGAACACGCTCGTCATTTATTTGACGCCAAGCTCCTATAATTCCCTGATTTAAATCAAATAAATTCGGTTTTAATTCAAGAAGGGTTGGCATATATTGTTTTGCCATATTAATTCTAACACGTTTTAGGTCTGATATATCTTCAGGTGTAGAATTTTTTCCAGGTTCTGCGGATAAAGAGGAAGGATTGTATTTTTCAATTTCAGCCTTTGCTTGCATAATTTTTCTTTGATCTACTTTAATACCTTTTTCTTTTTTAGATAAACCAAAAACTTCGTTTACTTTACTGCTTTTTTTTTATCTTCTTCAGTTTTATCTTCTTTAGTTTTAGCTTCTACCTTTATACCATTTTGTTCTTTATCCTCCCCTTCAGAAGATTCAGAAGATTCATTCTTATCTATTTTATTATCGGAATCACCTTTAGTTTCACTACCAGGAAACTTTGTTGTAGAAAGAGCATTTGCTTTTGGTGCTTTGCCACCTTCTGTGTCTCCTGTTTTAACGTCACCATACATTCCAGGTTTAAAATCTTTTACACTTTTTAAATCAGTATCAAGATGATATCCTGGTTTAAACTCATGATAAGACATTTCAACTTTAACTTCAGTTTTACCTTTTTGATATTCTCTTTTTAACCAATCATAGGCTTTCTTATTTTCTGGAGGTAAAATAATACCTTCTGAATCAGGTAAACTTCCAGCTTCTTCCTCATTTAATGTCAAATCTTCTTCATTAACATTTTCATAAAGTTTATTTAAATAATCCTGAATATTAAATGTTCCCGCTTTCATATTTAATCTATTTTATTTTATATATCTATAATAAATTTTCAATCTTAAATCATTATCTCTAGTAGTTATTATTCTGTATTTTGCTCCATTCATGATATGCATCCGAGTCATATTTATCATATAAATTGGATTGTTTATCACTATAAGAAAAATATTTTATTCCTAATTTTATTTTACGAATTAGTTTTTTTGCATCACTTATACTTATTGATGATTGTAAACCACCGTCACTTCCTTCTAATTTAAAATTATTACGTGATGATGTTGAAAAGTTTATTGCTGCCATTAATAATTCCTCTCCCATTGCCTTTGTGGGAGATTCAAGTATAACTCTATTATGATCTAATATGTGCCATTGTTTTATTTCTATTGGCATATCTGAAATATATACTGACGCAGCAGGATTACTAAAATAATCCTTTAATTTAGCATTTACATCTAATTTATTTAATTCATTTACAATTTTTTGAGCTTGTTTTATAGTAACCTTATTCTTTCTAAGAAATTCTTTTTCTATAACATCAGATATTTCTTCTTCAGATTTTCCCTTTAGAACATTACCTATTGTTTTACCCTTTAAAACATCACCTATTGCTTCATAAATAAATTTAGCACGCATATTTATCAATATTTTTATATATATTTACGCCCCTTTACTATATAAATCTATTTTTCTATTCCAAATATTTTTTTATTTCAAATATTTTTGTTATATTACCTTTTTATTATATGAAAAATAACATTTATTATTAACTAAATTTTTTATTATGAATGTAAAAATTAAACACGAGGAAATGCAGAAATTTTTAAATCATGTTTATGATCTTCATCTCCAAAAAGGAAAAATTACCGGATTAAGCGACTTGTATGGAACTTATGGAGTTTCAAAGTATACAGGAATGTCTCTTCAAAGAACACAAGTTATTGAAAAGGTTCCAGGTAAATTAGGTGTTTACCAATGGATTTCAACGGCTCGTCCAAACAATGTAATGATTGCGAGAACCATGAAAGAAAATACTATAATTGGCGGCGAATACACATCCGGGATCAAAAAACAACCAAAATCTGATTCAAAAATTGTTTCATTATCAGCAATCAAGAAAGAAGCCGCTGTTGAGGCTAGAAGTAAATTAATAAAAGCTGCTAACATAGCTTCTATTTTTGGACTTAATCTCCTTGATATGTCAGAAGAAAAAATTAATGAATTGACAGATGTTGTAGATATCGTAAAAGATATTATTAAAGATTAGTTTTCAAAGGAGAACCTTAGAAATAGGGTTCTCCTTTAACTTAAAACAATTATAATGAAAACAAACCATACATCTGTTAATAAAATTAATGATACTTCATATATGATTCACTTTGATTTAGATTTAGATTCTAAATTAGTAAAAGAAGCAGTAGATGTAATAAGAAGGGCTGCAAATGTATACATTACAGAAACTTTATTGAAAAAACTAGACTAATTGAATTTAATAAAAAAGTGGGAAGTTAAAGAAGAAATAAATATAGTTAAAGAAGACTTAAGAGAATATAATCTAAAAAAAGTTTCCTTTGCACGAAATGCTATCAAAAGTAATTTATTTAGCGAAGATCAAATTACAGAAATATGTAAATGGCTTGATTTTCATGATACAGCATTTAGAGATAAAAAATCTAAAGATAAATTAAAAGATTATTTATTAAGTAAAAAATATTGGAAAAACTGGATGACATTGCAACGATAATTAATCTGGTTCTGGTCCTAAATCAGGACTCCTAATTTCAAGTATAGGTATGTCGATATCTAACATAGATCTCCAAGATTTATTTATGGGAACAGGACGAGCTGTTCTAAAATGAAAATCATGTTTATTCATTGGACAAAATTCTCCAAAATGTCCTCCAACACCAATTGGTAAATTATCAGGGGTATTTTCTAATATTTTTTTAAGATCCCCAACAGTAAAAAAGTTTATTTTTATAGATTTCATTACTTTATCCATAGCTTCTTGTACTTCTTCTTTAGTTTTTCCTTTAAGGATATCTTTTATATCTTCATTTATTTTCTTAGCCCTCATTGATATTGAAATTTATTTTATATATTAAAAAATGGTCCCCACTTTCGCTGAGGACCAATCTCGTTACGTTGGGTACGATATTACGCAGCCATCGCAAATTCATTGTAATATTCGCCTTTTATTTAGCGTTATAAAAGCATTCACTGGTACCTTCAATATACAATCAAATCCAGGTTAGGCCCGTTTTTTGATAAAATTTAGAGGACCTAGGCGGGTTCGAACCGCCGTCTTATATACCTATTCTATAGCTATCTCCGAAGAGAATCTTTTATATCTTTTTCCTATTTTAATTATAGGATTTGTATTTTTAAAAAATAATTTTTCTAATTGTTTAAATGATTCAAACATTAATTCATCTATTCTAATTAATCTATAATTATTTTCTATACACCATTCTTCTAATAATTTATCTTTGTATTGTTTTTCTTTTAATTGACCATAAATATCTTTAAAATGCCATATTCCATCATATTCAAAACATATTTTTAGTTTATTAGAATATAAATCTCGTGATATACCAACATCTTTAAATAATATTCTCCCTCCACTTGTCCATTCTTGTTTTGGATATGTTGTTTTAAAATATTTAACTATTTCTCTTTCTTTTTTTGAAGAAAATTTCTTATTTTTACTTTGTTTTTCAATATAAGATTTTGTATTATAAACTCCATCTTTCCACGCTTTTTTAATAGATTTACTACATTTTCTTTTACTAGATTCTTTATGTTTTCTAGAATGAGAACACTTAGAAGAGCAAAAATATTTTTTCTTCTTTTTTCCTTCTCTATATTTTATATGTATTTTATTATTACATTCTTTTTTTGAACAACTAATATCTTCCTTTACCCATTTACCATAAATCTTTTCATCATTTTTAAAAAAAGCTTTTCTAGCATTCTTTATATATTCAGAATTATCTTTGTGATTCCATCTTATATGATTAGCTTTTTCTTGAAAAGTTTTAAATTTTTTATCACATTCTTCACATAAATACATTTTTATTTTATATATCTATGTAGAGGTGTTTAAGATTGAACTACATATTTTTTATCAATTGCTATTCTTTCTTCATCATCTTTATCTAAAAAACCAGGTGCATAAACAGTTTGATCTTCATCTTTTTCTTCATGAGTTATTTTCTCACCTAATTTAGTCAATATTAATTCTATGGAATCTGGAAAATATTGAGGATGTTTAGAATCAGCTAAGTAAACATCTAAATTTGGATCATCAATTATTTCTTGATATAGTTCAAATGCTTTATCTAATAAATCATAATCAATATAAAATCCATCTTGT